GAAAAATCCTTGAAGGTCTTCATCGGTTATCCTTCCACAATTCCCTGATCGATTGCTCTGGATGCAAGACGACCCCAGAATCCCTGTAGTTTCCAAACCAGACCAGTATCGATCATGTGTTGCAGGGTATCGACATGATATTCGTTGTTTGGGTCAAATCCTTCTTCTTCTACTTCCATGATGAAGTCCAGATTTTCCATTCTTGCTTCTTCCAAAGTGTCTTCTTCGTTCTCTTCAAAAGACTCTCCAAAGATACTTTGGGCTGCTTCCCTTTTGCGGTCGTCCAGAGAGGAATTGATGCGATTCATCAACGATTGATTCAAAAGCTTGTCGGCTTCTGAAAAATCTTTGTTGATTACTGCGGCGATGATGCTCTTGCTGCGCGACATTTTTACTCTTCCTTCTTGTCTTTATTTAGACTTTTGTTGTTTTCTGGGGGATTTTCAGGTTCTTCCGGAGGGTTTGGGGCTTTTGGTTGGGGAGGTCTGGGCGGCATATCAAGTCCTCCCTCTCTGCTCCCCAGACCGTAATCAAAGACTCTTTGGTCTTCGTTTTCGCCCGAATCTTCTTTCTTCTCCTGTTCGAGTTGCTTTTTCATTTCCTTTATTTCTTCCTCAGACATTCTGAGGACTTCTTTCATCACCCATTCGCGAGAAAAGTAAACCCCAATTAAATCTCTCATCCTGTCGATAGTTTCGGCGCGTTCTCTCATGATTTCCGCGTTTTTCATTTCGGCAAAGAAATTGTCGCGCGGATAATCGATATACATGTCCTGTCGAATTGAATCCCAATCTTCCTCTGTGACAATCTGTTTCAGAAGCAATTGCTTGCGCAGAATGTCAAAAAACAGGCGGCTGAATTTGGTGCGCAGCCTGTCAATGAATTTTTGGAATTGCACTTCTTCTCGGCTTATCTCCGTAGAACGCCCAAAGGTAAATTGGGATGTTTCTGACTCAAGACGCCCTACCGGGACATTGAGAGATTTGAAAAGCCGTTTCTGGAAATACAGAACGTCTTCAATTTGACCAAGATTTTCGCCCCCCGGCAGGGTGGAAATTTCCGTTCCGCGATTGCCTTCTTTTCTGGGAAGCCAGAAATCTTCCAAAAGTGACATGTGTTTGCGGTCGTCTTTCAAATCTCCAGTAGTGGCATCATAGACAATCTTATTTCTGTAGCGAGACATCACGTTACGAAGATATTCTTCTGCCTTTCCTCTCGGCATGTTGCCCACATCTATGTAGAAGATTCGACGTTCGGGAGCGCGGGCCATCCGATAAATGACAAGAGAATCTTCCATCATCCGAAGTTGGTTTAGCGGTTTCAGGGCTTTGTGAAGATGAGAAACCACCTTTTTCTTGTCTTCGCTCAGAATTCCGCTGGCGACATAGGAAATTGAATCTGGAGTCAGCCTCAAGGTAGTTTGGCTATTTCCTACCTGTTCCTCATAAACGAAAAATTCTTGTATGCCCTCTATTATCTTTGCGCCGGTTTTCGGGTCGATTTTTTCCTTGGCTTGGCGGTGCTTGTAGATTTTGGCCGCATCGATGGGGCGGATTTCCTGAATACCTTCTTTTTCTTTCCCCTCTTGGACCACCAAATGATGGTACAATTTCCCATCAATATACCACCTTTTGAAAATGTCGTATCCGGTTTCGCTGAAATTCAGCATACGAAGAATTTGTTTGAATTCTTCGGTGATTTTCTTCTTGATGCTATCCGAAATTTCGGCATCGTCCAGAACAAGGGATAGAGGGGCTTCTGTTTCCCCGGTCACGATTGCTTCAGAAACAATATTTTCTATTGCATCGTCCACTTCCGGATGCGCAGCCGCCCCCCTGTATCTCCGAATCAGATTAGCGTTGGATTGGCTTTCTGTTCCGTCCGGATTATACAGATGAGCAAAGTGTGCCCCGGATGCCTGTGTAACTACCGGATCACCTTCGTCCTCGGGCGGGACGAAAGATTTGAGGTTCTTTTCTTTTTCCTCTTCCTTTTTGGACCGACGAATTTCCAGTCCAAAAAGTTTGAGAATTGCAGGATTATTTAAGTCAGCCATAATTCACCTTTGAGAAAGGGCGGGGGGTCGCCCTTTCTTGTATTTAGGTAGTTGTTTCAGGCTTTTTTGCTTCCCAATACTGGTAACGGAATGAACAAGTGAATTCTTCTATTTCATCCGTAGAACCGTAATCAAGGGGAATGTCCCCCAAATTCGTAGGAAATGCGCCTCTGAATACATATTGCTTCAAGACACTTTCATCTCGATCCAATTGATCGACTACCAAATCAACTTGGTAGTCGGCTGGATTTGTCAAACCAGTATTGGTTTTGTGGGCATTGATCCCGTCCATCCATTTTTCAAGGGAATTTCGAACACGAAAATCTGTGTCATTGATAATAGTCACATCCCATGTATCAAATGTTCTATCCCCATGAACGTACAATGTACGGCCCCGAAACGGCACCGGAACTTCGCCCATTGTTGATGCAGGAAGTTGGGAAGTTTTAACCATAAAACTGGTCAATTCCACATCTCCGTCAACAAATGGTGGGAAGTTGATCAATACTTTGAACAGGGTGGGGCGTGCTCCACCCCCCTTTAGTTTAGCCTTGAAATCATCTACTCCGAGCATTTGGATTAACTCCGTCTTTTTAAGTATTTATGCATACTGTAGCAATTCTTTCCAATTTGGCAGACCAGACCTGTACAAATCTTCTGCCGCCACGTATGTTCTCATACTTGGGTGATCGATTTTGCCCTTCGCTTTTTGCTCAACGATAAAGTCCAGAATTTCTTCCTTGACATCAATGCTCACACTAGGATCGCCCAAATGAGGAAGAATTGATTTGATACGAAGGAATATCTGTTCTGTTGTCAGGGTCATGTCGATTTTTGCCGAACGGTTTAGAACTGCTTCGTCAAATTTGTCTTTGGTAAGATTTGAAATGAAGATAATTCTTCCATCGTATATAAATTCTGAAGGAAGCTTTATCGGCTTTTCAGGTTCAGATTTAATTTTCAAATCTACCCTGTCATTGAATTCTTCTTTTTCCTCGGGACTCATGAGAGAAACATTGATGGTTCGGTTTGAGTACCAAGAAATTTTTCTTTCGTCATAGGAATCCAAAGCGGCTTTTAGCATGTTGGCTGCTTCTTTGTCGCCCCAAATACTGTCGGTATCATCAAAAACCATAATCTTGCCGTCATTGCGATGCATGTAGAGGGTTTTGTAAAGAGAAGCTGTCGTAATTCTTCCCTTCACGACAAGATAATCTGTTCCCTTTGACAATCCTTCTTGTTCGAGGGTTTTGTTGACGACATAAGTTTTTCCGATACCCGGCCCACCATAGATTATCAAAGAATTTCTGGTCCCCCGCGCAATCACTTGTACCAAATTACGCATCAAACCAAATAACGTGTCGGGATGCTGCATTTCATATTCAACATCTGGTTCATCAAGAACACGCCGAATTTTCTTGAGCATTTCTTCGGCTTTTTTGTCTCCCTTGGCAGACATGAATTTCTTCGTTTTCCTGTCTTGTGGGGAAATCTTTATATAATAGTCCTTCTCGGCTTTGGTGCTTTTGGTGTCAGCAACATCGCCAGAGACCAATTTTGTCAGGTCGTAACGAGCATTGCGTCCGCGAGTGCCCGGAACTTTCAATTTCCTGACAATTGTCGGTATTTGTTTGTCGTGGGCGGCAGCAATGTCAGATATGACCCCCCACGGCAATGAAGATATCATTTGATTTGAAGTAATATTATTGCTTATCAGATTGAAAAAATCTTCTGGTTTGATTCGAGTCGCTTCTTGAAGATAGCCTTCTCTCAGTTCCGGGTTGGCATGTGTCGTGTAAGTGCCCGGCTCAGGTTTGGAGAGCAATTCCAAAAGTTTGTGGGCACCTTGTAGAAGACCGATCCCCCCCAGATCAACGGTCAGGTCTCCCGGCTGATTTAGCTTGAACCTTTTCCAAAGGGTAATGGACTCGATTTCGCCTTGAACATAATTGAAACGAATGGCCTTTTTTGAGTCATAGAAAAACATGATACCAAAACCATCTTCGATTTCGGTGTACCCTTTGGGGCCACCAAAACGGTAGAATTTTGTCTGTAGCTTTTTTTCAAGAAGTCTTTTGAAGATATCGACCACTTTTTCGAAGTTTTTCTGCGATACCTTTGCTTCTGTTAGAAATCTGGAAAATGAGATCATTTTTACTATCTCTCTGTGGTTTCTTCTCTGTAACAAAACACCTTGTTTCCGCAGTCTTGCAAAATGTAAAAACCGTTTCTTTGCATGTTTTGCTTTTCTGTCAAAGACGGGTCGTAATTTTCCAACAAGTGGGGCAGATCGGCTTTCTGGTATTTCATCCGGCTTTCTAACAAGCCGGTATCTTTATTGTAGTATTTATAGCCCGGAATTGTGTCTTTGATGTATTCCATAAAGGAAGAATACCCGTTACCTCCACCATATCTCTTGTTCGCATAAGTAATGACAGAAGACGAATATTTGTTAGCAAAATATTTCATGACTTTACTCATTGCTCCCAAAACAGAATGATACTTCTTGGAAGCAACACGGGTTATTTCATAGTCAAACGACCTGTTAAAACGAGACTTGGCAAATGACATGACAAATACCAAATCATCATCATGATGAAGACCAATATTTATGCTGGAAGGAACGAATCCATCAAAGTGATTTTCTTGGTGGAACTCTTTGGCTGTCTTCGCCCCAATTTCTTTCAGCTTTGTGTTGCGAGCGTAAATTTTCGTGGGCGTCATACCCATCTTATGGGCGATCATGGATTTCAAAATTTCAGATTTCGTTTCCCACTCGCTGGCAAAAATGGTAAAGAGTAAAATTCCTTGTTTTTCGCACCATTCATGCTTTTCGAGATGGTCACGATTATCGTGCCAGTATTCTCCGCAGTACTCAACACCGACCTTTGAGGTTGGGGTCTAAGGTTTTCATGAATTCCAAAATTTCCAATTCTCCCCGAGATTTGTTGTATGAATGATTTGTAGGAGTTATGTTGTTTTCTCGAAAAACTTTTTTTAGGGCTTCTATACTCCACCCATTTTCAGAAGCAATGTCTTTCAATGTTTTGGTCTTGTTCAATTCAACAAGCTCATCAAGACGTTCTTCTATTTTCTTTCTGTTCTCTTCCCAAATATCAAAAGGGTTATTTTTTCTCGGAAGCCCAAACCTATCACAAAGGCTCTGGGCTGTATGATACGCTACGCCCAAAGACTTTGCTAATTCTTTTGTAGTTTCGACTTTTTTGTAAACTGCTTCAAAGTCTGTTTTTTCTATCTGAAATTTCACGCCTCGGTAGGGTTCGATTTCAAGACCTTCCCGCGCAACAATACCACTCACCTGCGAAAGAGTAAGTCCGTATTTTTTGGCAAGTTGAGTTTTTGACATGTAAAGGGCGTCGGAAATAAATCCTTTGGGCGTTTTCGTTCCGTTTTTGGCCCCGTGTTTGTTTCCTTTGCTGTTCTTTGACGAGATGCAGGATTTGCAAAG